ATGTGGAACAGGGCGAACGCGAGATCGTTTTTGTCGATGAACTCGCCGATCGAGTGCGCCAGGTCCAGGTGGCTACCGGCGGCGGTGGAGCAGCGGTCTCGGAAGCCGGCTTTTTCACGCGAACTTTCTGCATAGTCCCGGACGCGACCGCCGGCGTCGATTCGTTCAATCACGCCACCAATCACCAGGGCAACATCGGCTGGACTTCGATGATGTGGAACGCAGGGGTGACGGTGGCCTCCACCCTGTTTTCGGATGAACCGTTTACCGGGACCTTCACGTTGGATGACATGCCGAATTTACGGGCCATGGATCAGGTCATGTTCGTGCTTGAAAACGGTGTCCCGACGGAGGCCTTTTCACGGGTGCGGGTCAATGGGACCGGGGTCGACATCTTCAAAGGCGATGGCACGGCCTGGCTGGCCCCGTCTGCGCGGATTATCCTTCCGCTCGATGCTGTCTTCGCGATGATGGATGGGAGGACGATAACGTAATGGTTGATTTATTCACACCACGAATCAGGTTGAACCAGCAAGAGGTGGGCGCCAAGTTGGACGTGTGGGGCCCGGATCTGAACAGTGAGGTGACCGAGCTGATCGAGCAGGCGGTCGCAGGCAAGGCGGACCTCGATGTCACTGCAGGCGACATCCTGCTGACGGCGGTCAGCGGCGGTGACGACACGAGCCGGCCGGTGATTTTGCGGGTCATCGGAACCCCAGGCGTGCCGCGTGACATCACCGTGCCGGACATCTCCGGCGGCTTACCGGTGCAGAAGTTCTATGTGCTGTACAACGCCTCCGACGACACCGTCAGTCTGCGCACGGTCACCAACACCGGGGTCACGGTGGCGGTCGGCAAGGTGCTGCTGCTGATGGTCGACGAGGTGTTGGACAACGTCTTTGCGATCAGCTTGGGTGGTGAACTGGTGATCGCGGCAGCGAACTGGCAGACCTTCGATGCGGACATCCAGGGCGGCCCGCCGTTTACCACGATCACGACCCGTTACAGCTCGCAGGGCAAGACCGCGATGCACCTGATCCCGCCATGGGGGCCGCATCTGATCACGTTGGCGTTTGGCACCGTGTCGATTTTCCCCTCGGTGTCCGGCTCTCCCGGCGGCCCGTGGCCTGAAGAGATTGTGCCTGGTCCTGGTGGATTTTTTCAGGCCGTTGATGGCGGCTACATGAACGGCAGCGTGCAGGGCCGGCACCCGATCGTGTTCAAAATCGAGCCCCAGTTCGGTGGCTTCCGGCACTTCGATCGGCGCGATGGTGTGATTTGGACCAGCGGGCAGACAATCGAACAGGAGCAGGCCATCAATGCCGTGTACCCGACCGAGAATGTTTTTTAATGGCTGACACTTTCACCAACAACCTGCGCTTTATCCTGCAGACCGACATGGCCAACGTGAACCAGTGGGGCACGCTGTACAACCGCGGCGTCACGGATCTGGTGGAGCAGTCGATGGCAGGCGTTGCTCTGATCGACGTGACCGCGAGCAATCAGTTGCTGGACACCAACGATGGCTTCATCGACACCGCCCGGCCGATGTTTATCAAAGCCGTCGGTATTCCGGGGACTGAGCGCGAGATTGTGTTCCCGACCCTGGACAAGCTGTACATCATCGGCAACGAAACCAGCCCCGGGTTCGACGTGCAGTTCAAGACCGGGTTGAACGCCGGCGTCGTGATCGGGACCGGGCAATACTCGATGGTATGGGTGGATGCGACCTCGGATCTGGTGCGGCCGGTGGATGTTGCCGGCAATACGATCTCCTCGGGCGGCACCTATTCGACCGTCACGCCAGCGATCGCCAGCGCGACCGGGGGCTCAACTCTAGCGACGATCAATTACTTCATCCAGGGCAACCTCACGCACATGACGTTCGGCGGGTTCACGACCACGGTCAGCACCACCGTGTTCGAGTTCGACTTCACCGGGGTTGGCGGAGTGCCGTCGGCTTTGATCCCGGGCGAGCCGACCAGTGATAACCGCATCGTGACGATCTGGGTGATCGAGAACGGTACCCTGGAGCGGGCCTACCTGAGCGTGCCGCCGGCAAACGCGAACTGGGAGATTTTGAAAGCGGACGGCACGGCTTGGATCGCGGCCAGCACCCGGATCATCAACTTCAATCCAATGACCATGTGGCAATCGATTACAGACTGATGGCTGGCTACAGACAACTACTGGAACTCACGCTCGCCCCGGGCATCATGACCGAGGAGACCGACCGCGGCGCTACCAGCAGGTACAAGACCTGCGACAAAATCCGCTTCCGCCAGCTCCTACCGGAGAAGATCGGCGGCTGGATCCTGTCATCTCTGGGCACCGAAGACGGCGATCTGGACCTGGCCACGACCCAATTCACCGGCCTGTCCGGGACTTACATCGCGACCGCCACCACGATCCCGCTGGAGAGCGCGTTCACGGTCGCTGACGGAGATCCGATCTGGCTATTCGGCACCTCAATCACGGGCGTGTGGGGGACCAATTTCATCAGTGACGCCGTCAACGGGGTCGAAGGTTCGTTCGTGTTTTTTATCGACGCTGCTGCCACGGCTGCGATCGGCGATGCGTTCGTGATCGAGTACCCGGACGAGTTTGGCGGGGCGGATGACGTGGCTTCGGGCGGGACCACCGGCTCGGTCAACCTGGTGGTCACCACGCCGATCACCACCTATCTGAAGGCCGGCACAGCGATCCGCATCGATCTCACTGCCGGCGGGCCGCACTGGACGATCCTGAAAAACGACATCCTGTCAGGCGCGACCGCAATCACGCTCCAGGATCCCCTGCCGGCGCCGGTCGACAATACTGGCGCGCTGGGCCTGCGGATGTTCGTGCGGACCTCCGACATGTTCGATACGACTGCGAACGTCAGTTACGTGGTGCGGTTCCTGTCCCAGGTCATGCCGGCGACTACCACGGTACGTTTGACCGAGTCCTTGCCGGCGGACGCGGATCTGTTCGACATCAACATTTTCCCGTTCGAGGAAGTGGCAGCGGACGGAGCCCAGGTCTCAACCAGCAGTCTCCTAGTGACTCCAGGATCAGCCAATGGCAACGCAGACGGCTCAGCCTTTCCCGAATCATTCGTCGTGGCACCCCAATTTCAGCAGGATGAAATCTGCTACAACGGCGAGTCCAGGGCTTTACATGACTGGGCCGACCTGGAGAACGAAATCTGGCTCGCTATTGGCACGCACGAAAAGCTCTACGTGGTCAACAACGGCATCCTGTTCGACATCACCCCGATACGGGATTCCGGCGTCCTGGCTGGCCCGTTCGATACTACGGCGGGGGATCAGACGGTCGTAGTGAACGATGCCGCCCACGGCTTGCAGCCTGGCGACTATGTGACGTACGCGGGCGCGGCCATAACCAGCGGGCTGGATCTGAATGACGAGTTCCAGGTCGACACCGTGATCGACGCCGGCAGCTACACGATCGAGGCCGACTTCCCGGCCACAACCACCGTGGTCGGTGGCGGCGGCGCGGTGAGCTTCGAGTACCAGATCGCAATCGGCACCGAGACCTCGGTCACGGTGTTTGGTTGGGGCACCGGATCCTATGGCGGCGGCTTCTACGGCATCGGCCAGGCCGGTGTTGGCATCACGATACCGGCCAGGATCTGGAGCCTCGACAACTTTGGCGAGGATCTGCTGGCGTCCCCGAATGGCAGTGCGCTGTATCACTGGGATCGCACGAGCGGGCCCAGCTCCAGGGCGGTGGTGGTGCCGACCGCGCCGAATACGATCCAGTGGATGCTCGTCTCGCCACAGTCACGGCACACGATTGCCTTCGGCGCCGGCACCGGGTCTCAATCTGTACCAGGAGAGCCGGACAAGCTCCTGATTCGCTGGTCAGATCAGGAGAGCTTCTCGATCTGGGATCCGACTGCGGAAAACCTGGCCGGCGACATCCGGCTGGATGTGGGCTCGGAGATCATCACCGCGGCCGAATCGCGTGGCGACATCTTGGTGTGGACCGATGAATCGCTGCACGCGCTGCAGTTCGTCGGCGGTACCTTTGTCTTCGGTCTGCGCCACCTGGGCCAGAGCGTGAAGATCATCGGGCCCAATGCCGCGGTGGACGCCAACGGCATCGTCTATTTCATGGGCGAGGATGACTTCCTGATCTACGACGGCACGCTTCGGGTCATGCCCTGCGATGTTCGCAACCAGGTCTTCGATGACCTCAACCGCGCGCAGGGATCCAAAGTGTTCGGGGCTGTGAATAAGCTGTTCACAGAAGTGTGGTGGTTCTACCCGGATGCCAGCTCCGAGGCCAACACCCGCTACGTGAAATACAACTACAAGGATCGGATCTGGGACTTCGGCACGATCACCCGGACGGCGTTCCATGACAGCTCCGCGTTCCTGGCGCAGCATCCTTACGGCACATTCGACGGCAAGCTCTACCAGCACGAGACCGGTACCGATGAGGCGGACGAGGTGGGCGTGCTGCAGCCGATGACTTCGTTCCTGGAAACCTACGACGTTGAGATCGACCCGTCCGGCAGCTACCTGATGCACGTTCGCGAGATGATCCCCGACTTCAAGTCCCTGACCGGCTCGATCGACCTGACATTGAACGGGCGCGGGTACCCACAGCGCACCTCGTTGACGACCACCGGGCCGTTCGTGGTGACCGCGTCCACTGAGAAAGTGGATCTTCGCTTCCGCTCCCGACAGGTGTCCTTCGAGGTGCGCTCGGATGCGCTCGGCGACGACTGGCGCATGGGTACCTGGAGAGTAGCAGCGCGACCGCATGGGCGAAGGGGCGGCTGATGGCTGTTTTCAACTTCCCCCAATTCGAGGATGACTACGACGGCTACAAGATGCGGGTGCTGGTGGATGAAGTCACCCGTCAGTTCCAGGCCTTGCAGCAGGAGGCGCCGGCCGCCGGCGGCGGCGGTGGCGGAGTCTCTGATCACGAGTCTTTAACGGGGAGGTCTAACCCGGACCAGCATCCGATCGCGGCTATAACGGGCTTACAGGCGGCGCTCGACGCCAAGGCGAACCAGACGGACCTGGTGGCGCTGACCCTGGTGGTGAACTCGAACACGAACGCCATCATTTTGGTGGCGGCCGATCTCGCCGCGCATGAGGCCGACCTGACCAACCCGCACCAGGTCACGCTGCAGCAGACCTATGACCAGCTCAGCGCCCCGCCGCAGATCAACATCAATGCCACGCCGGATCCACTGGACATTGACGCCACGGTAGCCGGCGACATCTTCGGGGTCAGGGACACCACCAACACCGATGTGTTCCGAGTGTCGACCACCGGGATCACGTTCTCGGACGCCTACACCTTTCCGACGGCGGACGGAGTCGACCGGCAGATCCTCGTCACGGACGGAGCCGGAGTGCTCACCTTTCAGGACCAGGGCACTACCGCTGGGTTGCTCAGTGCTGAGTACCGATTCAGCACGAGCACGGTCGCGGCTGATCCTGGCAATGGCCGCTTCCGCTTCGACACGGGTGCCTACAGCACCGTGACCGAGATCTTCATTGACATTCTCACCGACAACGGCGCGGACATCACGAACCTGCTTGGCCAGATCGCCATAGGTGACCGGCTGTATTTCCAGAACAGGACCGATGCCGCTAAGTTCGTTGCCTTCGATGTCATCGTGGATGCGGTGGATAACACCGGCTGGTTCACCATTGGCGTGAATGCGGTAGCCGAGGGCACGTTCCTGGACAACAACGACAGGTGCATCTTCATCTGGTCGATTGATGGCGGCTCCTCGCCCCAGCGACTGGAATACGAAGCGATGTCAACGCGCTCGCTCGTTAATTCTGACTTCAGCATTGGCTCCACCATTGCGGAGGGAGTCTCGGCGGTCTCGGCAGGCGTCGGTGCGGCGGTCTTTAGCCCGACAGCTATCCAAGATGATCACCCAGGCATCTGGGGTCTGCGCACCGGGACGACTACTGCGGGCCGAGTGTTTATCATTGGCAGACCTGGCTCCTACAACATAGGAGTCGGTGGCGTCACGCGAGTTGGAACCTGGGTGCGGGCGCCGGCAACGCTTTCGGATGCTGTTGAAGAATACGTGCTCCGCTCTGGGCTGTTCAGCATCAGCCTGCCCAACACCATCGACTTCGGTGTGGGCTTTGAGTATCAGTTCGACCAGAACGGTGGACGGTGGCAGGGCATCACGGATGCCACGGGTGAAACCTCGCTTGACACTGGCGAGACGGTGGTCGTGGACACCTGGTACTTCTTGGAGTTTGAGGTCAATGCCGGCGGAACGTCGGTGGAGTTCTTCATCGACCAAGTGTCGGTTGGCACGTTAGCGGTTGCTGCCGACATCCCGCAGGGCACTGGGTTCGATAACTTCTACAACACGCACATCATGAAGCTGGCCGGCACGACCTCTCGTGATTTTTTCATTGACGCCTACTACACGTACCAGGAGCTTTCTCGCTAGTGGCTAATTTAGGTGCAGATAAGCGAGTCCAGGTCTACGACGCCGCAACTGATACGTGGGTCAACAAGGACCCGCAGAAGATACTCTACGAGAACATGTCCAATGTTTCACTGGTAAGCAGTGACTTCCTTGAACCCCCTGGTTTCTTTACGGGATTACAGGTCGAAGGTTTACTCGGAGTCAATGCGGGTGGCGGTTTCATGTCCGTACCCACTGCTGCTTATGATTTTACCAATCACCCTGGCGTATGGGGTCTGAACACTGGTATTACTGGCATCGATGGACGTGTGTTTCTGCTTTCGCAGTTCGCGGGGGGCTTTCATGTTGGCGTAGGTGGGATCACCCGA